TGGGACAAAGTCTTTGATTAACTTAAACAGGGAATTTTCTATATACTTTAACAGTCTAACAAAATCAAAAATGTTGAAACTGTTAACATATTTACTAAAGTATAGGTTACTTAGAGCGTTTAAGTCTATATAATTACGAGTGTATCTATCAGATGGTCTACCGATATACTCGTCTATTAAGAAATTTCCGAATTGATTAGTTACGTCATCGTCTATTACGTCAGCTGGAGAAAAAGCTACTTCTATATCTCCTGTTGAAATTGTTCTATCGACATTATATTTTTCTAGAGATACTTGCGGATGTAGGTAGTAGTCTACAGGGAAGCTTCCTGTAGTCGTCGTATCAACTATAACCTTATTGTTTACTTTTTGTGAGATACCGGTTACTGGTGATACGAGTAAGTCTACGAATTCTTGCTTTACGAAATTACGGTAGTTATTAGGTGAAAATATACCGTATCCGTACATCGGTCCATTAAAGAATGATTGTATGTTTGTAACGGTGCTGCCGTATTCCGGAATATAGAAAGTACCCGTAATTGCCGGATGTATTGAATCTGCTATCGTGTTTGGATCGATAGTTATTTGCCCTAAAAGGTATTGATCGTAGTCTTTGTCGTTGAGTTGGTTGCCGTTTTCGTCTATATACGGAACTGTTAGATTGTTACCTAGTGGTGCTCTAAGTATTAAGTTAAAGAGGGAACCTGTCGGAATATCTAGAGAATAGTCTGTTGAATTAAGTACGTGTTTATTGAATACTGATTCGGATATCGGTGTTGACCAGTATCTAAACTCTTGAAAGTATCCATTAAAGTTGTGGTTGTCCGGAGAGATAACATCTACGCTATCTGTACCTCCTAGGTAAGCATTAAATGACCCTTCTTTTGCAGGGTTAAAGTTTATCCAGGAGTTATTGTAGCTAGAATCTGAAGTTGTTATGCTTGCAGAAGCCTGAAATCCTACTCTACTTATACCCTCTTCATTGTAAAATGCGCTTTTAACATAAACAGTATAGGTAGTTTGTGAAGAAGGAGTTAAGTATATACCGCTTAGGTTTCTCTGTACTAAAACTGTCCACCATTGATTTTCGTCGTAGAATGGAAGGTAGATTGGTGTAGTTGATAATACTCCGCTCCCACCGTTAAGGTAGAAGGTTAAGTATCCGTAATTACTGAATGAGCTTGTAGTTACAGCATCGGGTACAGTGCTAGAGTTATCGTAGTGTAGCCCTAATCCGAACTGTAAATCTGATCCTTGGCCGACTTGAAATAGGGATTGTGAGTAGTATCCTGTTTCTGGAATTCCTTTAGTCTTAAATCTAAATTCTACAGCATCCGGGACTATATTTGAGTTTCCTGTTTTATAGTAGGTGTAGGTTGTAGGCGCCCATGGAAATATAACGCTACTTGTATAGTCATTACTGTAAGCTAAGCTAAACCTATTCTGAATATAACCTCCGTAATCGCTATTCTTAATAACTCCCCCGTACTCATTAATTCTCAATATCGTGTCCGGTATACCGTAGCAGTTTATTAATGCTCGTAAACCTCTCTCTGTACCTTTTGTTTTTAGTAAGTACGGTAAGTTATGGTAGATTCGTTTATAGTACTCTAAGGTTACGTCTTCTGCTGCCATAGTGGGTAGAGAAGAGGTTACATAGAAGTCTATATGTTCAGAACCGGTGGGCGGTAGTAGGGATCCATCATTATTATATCCTAAGACTGAGTAGTATAGGTTATTAGAGATGTTAGTATTCGTATACAGGTTGATACCTAATCCCTGCAATGTTGCTGCTACAAGATCTTTTGATATACCAACTGTTAAGTTATTGGATGCATTAAATCTTTCGGTTACATCCTTTAGGTAGATCCATATATTATCAAAATGCTGACCTACCATATCTAGAAACAGTTCGTAAGGTCTGTTACTTTCATCATCTCTAAGATAAGAAGGTATTGTGTTTAAGAATAGATCCTTGTTTAGGTTATCATATCTTGAAGCAGAGTACAGTATAGAAGTAGCTCCAGGAGAAGGTTCTGTTACAGGACTTCCTAACCAGTCTGCTACTTGTGAGCTTGATACGGAATATAGTTGATAAGGCTTAGTCTCGGTTCTCTTTGGCCATGTAAGAGATCCTGATTCATAGTACAGGTAGTATTCATAACCATCGAATTTCTCTATGATATTGTTTATTTTATTCTGCAGTACTGTTTTAGTTGAACCTATTACAGTAGTATTACCTGCTTGAACTGTATTATTAGTTAAGGTATTAAGATCTGCAGAATAGCTTTCAATTAGCTTTACTTTGTACTCGAAATTATAAATTCTTTCTGCTACAGAAGAGAAATGTACAAAATTTCCAAAGTCCGTATAGTCGACATTAATCTCTACACCTTTCTCTTCTAACAAACTTTTTAACTGCTGATAAGAGGATGAAGCGTTAGCGGTTATTAGATCGTTGTAACTGTATTCAGGTAATGTTTGACCTACTCGCTTTATTGCATCCACATTAAAGTTAGGGCCTCGTAATCTTGGAGTAGTATCAGAGACCTCTGCTAATTCTGCTTCTATAGTAACTTCAAAAGCTGCTGGTTCTGCTAACTTTGATACAAACCAGAAAGTATCTTTAACATCTAAATCTTGGGGTAATGCTTCGTAGAGCTTTACAAAGTATACTATATCTCCATCTACAGGGTCGTTTCCTGCAAGTAAATTTACCCCTATTATTGTCTGGTTTCTTCCAAAATTTAACTGAAAGTCTGGATAGTAAGCGAGGTTGTTTATGCTCTGTTGATATTGTTCAAATAGAGCGGTAAGTTGGTCTGAGGATAAATTTTGATTAGCTACTTTTAATTCTGTTCTGTCTGAGGATATTTCTTTTATCCAAAAAGTATTACTAGGACTGCTGGTAAGTAGTTTTCTATAAAAGTTATAGGTTATAATTACTTGACCTCTATCTATGTTAGTATTACAGAGATTGACATCTAGTGCAGGTTCTAATAATAATGCTCTAGAAGTTGTACCGTCTGAATCGACGTACTTTGGATCTAGTTTATAGGATATAACATTATCGTTTACGCAGAGTAGAGTGTCGTTAAGATCATTAACATATGATTCAATATAATCTGTTGCAGGATCAAAAGCAGAGGAGATTTGATACTGTTGAATCAGGGTTAGATCTTGAGTCGAATACTCTTGGTACTCTGGTAAAGTACCTATGCTTACTACTTTTGTTATATCTTCCATTACGTCAACTTGCTTACGTCAGCTAAAATTTGATTCGATTCTAATAGTTGTTGTCTTAGAGAATTTATTTCTTCAAGCAATGCTTTTTCGTTATCACTCAAAAACTCATTCCCAATATATTCCGAACTTCTCTTTACTAAATATTCATGTGAGTTAATTTCACCGGTAATAGGTATCTCAAAAAAGAGATCTTCATATAACTGAAAGAACTCATCTACCGTAGGAGCGGGTACTGCTGCAGGTTCTTCTACAACAAACTCTCTAAATTGTGTATCTATTACCTTTTCGTAGGTAGTAGTACCTAAAGCCTGTTTGTTTAACGGTACCTCTTGTAGCATTATCTTGTAATTTTAAAGATTAGGTCATTATCTACAATAACTTCCTGGTACGGCAGTGAATCTAGCTCTTCTGGAGAGTATGTGTTTAGAGCATCGTATATTGCATCTTCATTATCATATAAAGATAGGGGTCCGTACGATGTGTAGTATATCCTAGTCTTCACAAGTATCTTATAGTATCGTTCAGGTTGTAATCCATTCATGTAAATATTAAAGTAGTTGCCGTAATAATCTGCACTTACTTTAGTATAATTCTCATCGAAGTCGATGATCATCTCTTCTGTCTTGTAGTCTTGTATAGCCCAGTATGAATTCTCCGGTAAGTATTTCCAGTTTAGGTACACTGAAGATGTTGTAAATTGTCTGGCAGGGTATTTATCCCTAGCTTTCATTCTAAACTGATATATTGATCCTTCTTTAAATGTTCCTGGGTTGTTCTCTAATAGCAGTACAAAATCATTCGTAATTACATATTTTGTATTAGAAGGACTCAAGTAGTAGGTAGAGTCATCCCACTTGTAATCGATACAAGGTGGGTAGATAGTATGTGTATCCATTGAAAAGAACTTTAAGTCCATAAAAGAACTTGTGTTCAATTCTAAAGATGCCGAATGCTTTACTATCAATCCGTAATTAGCAGATCCTGAAAACCAATAGTCTACTATCTCTGTAACATCCAGGTTAATATCCTTATCGCTCGTATATTCAAAAGATTGTGTGCTTTGTAAGGTTTGATTCCAAGAACCTCCTCCTGTCGTATACAAATAAGACATTGTACCTGAAGCTGCTGACCATATCGGACTATTTTGTGCTTGGCCTGTATATACCCAAGAAGTTCCGGTATTATTATAAGGGAAATCAGCAAACTTACCAGTTCCCATATCCCAACTTTGAGATAATGGATAACATTCGAGTGTATAATCTTCTGAAAGGTTTTGAGCAAAAGCTAGGTACATTCTTAAGTTAGCCTTAAAAGAACTACTACTCAAACTTTTTAATTTCGTTATATCGCTATTTGAAAAAGATATAATCGACCTGCTTAAGTCTTCAAACGGAGCTGGAGTTGTTGTGTTGTAGTACTCGTTGTATGCGTAGTCGTATTCGTAGTAAGGAGAAGTTTCGATCGGTACCTTTCCTGTATACCTCAAATAGTCTTGTGAGTTTTTTACAGATACTTCCAAAATCTCATCCCTTCCTGTATTTTTAAAAGGAGTCCTAGAGTAAAGCGTCGCATCTTTATTTGGAAATATTTTGTAGACTGCCATTATCTAAATTTTTTAATATAAGAGAAGTACTTATTCTTATTTGAGAATATCTGCTTAAACCCTGATACAGGGTCGTTTATAGGACCGCCAAAAGGTTTTGGATTCTCAACGTCTAAGCTTGTTTTATCAAAGCTTGTAGCTAGTGGAGTTTTTCTAGGGTCTGAATTTTTCAGTATATACCCTTTACTTGTTCCAAGTTGTGTATTGTTCTTATAAGGTGTTGATCCTTCTAGGTATTTCTTTAAAATGCTCATAGTTTTAAATTTAGAAAGTTACTACTTTTCCTTTAATATCCGTGTCTGGATACTTAACTTCAAAGATACAGGGGTCTAATGAAGGGTAAATTATGTTATCCACAGTTGCTGCAGATATATCATAAGCGTATTGGCTATACCCGTCTACTTCCCCGTACTTATTTACTATCGTAACTTTCTTTACTGTCTGTACACCTTCTATTCTATCCAGTAGAGTGTATACATCTGGCAATATTATAGGCTGGTTTATTTCCCATAGATCAACGTTAAAGTAGTCCTTGAGTGCAGTTATACACCTAAGTAATACTTCTCTTCCAGAATAATCTGGTCTTAACGTAACTTCGAACGTAACTCCTATGTTCACTATATATGCATCACGAATAGTAACTGTATCAGTTAACATTCTATAATGTGAGAGATAGGTTTTTAAATTTTCTTTTAATTCTAGAGTAGGTAATGCTAACCTCTCTTGAGTATCAAACCCTAACACGTATAGTGAACTAGCTAAAGGATCTTGTACTCCCGGTGTATTAGTTGTTATATTACTAAAAGTAATCGCATCTCTTGTTATATAGGCTTTAGACACTTTGCCGTACTTTCCAGGCATACTGTAAGCGAAAGCTAAGTAATCTTGGTTAGTAACAGCTCTCATTTGAGTTGGATATTGAAGAAGGGTATTTAGTTTGATTTGATCAACTGTATCTCCTCCGCCTCCACCTCCTGCGGGGAAAGCATTGTTTACTGTAACAGAATTTCGAACAATGTTACTTAGCCCTGGATCTGTTGGAGAATTTGTGAAGAAGCTTGTAGTAACTTTATCTATCCCGTTTATTGTATTCGCAGGAACATTTGCTGCTGCTCCTCCACCTGTAAGGTATGTAAACGTTATTCGTGTATTAGCTGGCGCTAAACCGTAAGTATATGTTGTTGTGAAATTTGTAGGGTCGTAAGCTGTGTTTAGTTTCGATAGACCGTCTAGAAGTCCTATACCTGCCTTATTTGGATTAGGGACAATAGCTTCATCAGCTACTGA